TTGGGCTAAACACTAATGCAACAGACATGCAAAATTATATGACTGACCAAGCTAACTTTACACAACCAGGAATAACTCCAACTAACCTAAATGATTTTGAAGGTATTAGAAGTATACCACAATTAAATAATAATGATTACCAATTAGGTACACCACAATTAAATAATAATGATTTTATTGGATTAAATACTAATCGTGGAATTCCATTTACTAATGCAGCAGCAATAAGAGCTATGACACAACCTGTAGAAGCTTTTAAAAACACAGGACCATTTACAGCTTCAGGAAATACCTCTCCACCTTCATCACCATTTACTGATCAAAGTTATGGGATACAAGATCCTTATCAACAAAATTATCTTTTAGATCAAGGAAGAAGTATAACAACAGATATGTATCAAAGTCCCAATGAAGGTGAAGTAACTGCATCTTTACCGGGAAATAATATAGTTGCTGGAAACTATTCTCAAAATGCAGTAAGTAATCAATTGTATGGTATGCCTTATGATAGTCTACCTGTATTTGATCAACAAAAATTAGATAGTTTAATAGATCAAGTTGGAACTAAATCTACTGGTGAGCTAGCAAGAAACGGCGGCATCATGGGTTATGGCAGAGGCTAGGTCATGGCTTTAAAACAAGATAAAGCTAAACTTAAAAAATTAATAAATCAAAAAGATAGAACTGGATTTATTCAAGAGTTTATTAAATTTAAAGATACTTACTTTAATGGTAACTTTAAAAATGCATCTATAGCTATTCAAGAAAGCCGAGAAAAAGTTGGTGGTATATTTGATAGAGCAGGAGTTTCTCAAGGAGGTCAAGGATCTTCGTTAACAGAAACTGTTATTACTCCTAAAAATACAACTAAACTTCAAGACTTAACTACTAGATTAAAATATGAACCCGACCTTTTAACAAAACAAAAAAAATTTAAAAATCTTAAAGGAAAATACCAAGCAAAAGATATTGGTAATATTTTAGGAATAGATGTTTCTAACAAAAGAGCTATAGATGATGTTACAGCCACTTTAAAAGAACTAGAAGTAAAAAGTAATAAAGTTACTGGAAACATAAAAGAGTATGACATTAAAGATACAATTAAAAAAATGTCCAGTGGGTTTTTGGAAAAAAGAGTTAAAGGTGATAATAAACAAAAAATTATAAGAAGAGGATTAGAAAAAAAAGCAGATCCTAACCTACATAGATTTTTTGAAAGTTTAAAAGGACAAATAAGATCTTCTTCTAAAGAAGCAGGTGTATATGTTCCAAGAGCTAATGAAGATATTGGTCATTCAATGTCAGTGGTAATTCAAGACAAATATCCTAAACTTTTTAAAAATTCTAACGTCAATACTCTTTCTACTTTTATGTATCAAGATCCGGTAGTTAATACAACTGTATTAACTAAAACAGGATATGATTCTAACTTTGATAAAATACTAAAAGATTTAAATAAACTTGTTAACAAACCTGTAACTGCAGAAAGTCAAAGAAAACTTTTAGATTTAAAAAAACAATTAGATACTAATCATAAATCTGTAATTAATTTAATAAAAAATCCTGATCAATTAAAAGCATTTTTATCTCAATACCCCGATGCCTTCAATGTTAAGGGAATGGATTTTAGTTATTTAAAAGGACAAGAAAAAAGAGTTCCTAAAATAGATATTAAAATTCCAAGTGTTGGAGAAGTTTTTAAATCTGAAAACTTATATGCAGATATGTCTAATACAGATCCTGCATTTAGAATTGGAAACGTAGATCAAATTAATTCTAATGCTAGAACCTTAAAAGATTTAAATTTAAATGAAAGACAATTATTTAGAGAAAATGTAATTAATCAAAACGTAGATAATTTAAGTAAATTTTATACAGCGGTTGGATATCCAAAAGATGAAGTTGTTGGACTTACAGATACTTTAATAACTGGAGGAGAAAGATCACAGGGACTGTCTGGAACTAAAAGTGGAATAGAAAAATTAGACACATTAAAAAATATTTATAATAGTAAACCTTCAGGTGATCCTTTAAGAAAAAAGTTTGAAAAAATTGTAAATTGTGCAGATGGTTGTTTTGTAAAAGTTGCAAATAAAAATCCAGAAAAAGTTTTAAATTTATTTGAAACAGATAATGCAAAACTTGCTGACACATTTAAGGAAACAAATTTAAGATGGAACAATGATGTTGGTGCATTTGAAACTCCAAACGGAGATGTAGCAACACAAGCAGACATCAAACAATACGCAGCAGATAATCCAATGGAAATTAAAGTTGGAGAAAAACCTGTTGAAGTTGCAACAAATAAAAGCGTTTTAAAAAATGTAGGTAAGACTATGGCACGAATAGGTGCACCATTACCAACCGCTGTTCTCGATTCGTATTTCATTGGTCAACAAGTAAAAGAAGGTAAAGGCACAGCAGAAATTGCAAGCGATCCTTTAAACTGGGTAGGACTTGCTGCAATGGAACCACTATCAAAAGTATCAGGTATAGCTGAATCTGGTAAGCTAAACAGTGCCTTGAGATTAGGATTGAATCCTGCTACAATTAGAGGTATAAGTAGGTTTGCAGGTTTACCGGGACTTGCAGTAAGCACAGCTATGACTGCATATGACCAGTATAAAAAATATCAAAATGAAGAGGGATTCATATATAACCTGTTCAATAAAGAGGGAAAATAATAAATGGCTACTATAGACAAACCACTTCCAAATGTAACAGAAACTGTCGTTGAGGTTCCATCACAAGAAGAATTAATTCAAGAACGAGAAGAAATTACTGAAACAAAAAATCAACAGGGTAATGTAGAAGTTACTATGGACGAAGAGGGTGGTGCAGAGATTGCATTTGACCCAAGAGCCATAACTGAAGAAGGTGGTGAAGACCATTTTGATAATCTAGCAGATTTTTTAGGTGATGAAGTTTTAGATCCTCTGGGTGCAAAATTAGTTGACCAATACAATGAATACAAAGAATCACGTGGTGATTGGGAAGATACTTACAGAAATGGTTTAGAACTTTTAGGTTTTAAATACGAAAGACGAACACAACCTTTTAAAGGAGCTAGTGGTGTTAACCACCCAGTTCTTGCTGAAGCGGTTACACAATTTCAAGCGCAAGCTTACAAAGAATTATTACCAGCGGATGGTCCGGTTAGAACTCAAATTATGGGAGCAGTTGATGTTGCCAAAGAAGAACAATCTAAACGTGTTAAAGATTTTATGAATTATCAAATTATGGATCAGATGAAAGAATATGAACCAGAGTTTGATCAGATGCTTTTCTATCTCCCTCTATCCGGCTCTACCTTTAAAAAAGTCTATTACGACTCCCTCTTGGGTAGAGCCGTGTCTAAATTTGTACCCGCAGATGATTTGATAGTACCTTATTCTGCAAACAGTTTAGAAGATGCAGAAGCAGTTATTCATGTAATTAAAATTTCTGAAAATGAATTAAGAAAACAACAAGTGTCTGGGTTTTACAGAGATATAGAATTAGGAAATCCACCGGTTACAGAAAATCAATTAGAAGATAAAAAATTAGAACTAGAAGGAATTGCTAAAGATGGTCAAGAAGATCAATATACACTTTATGAAATTCATACTAATTTAGATTTAGAAGGTTATGAAGAAATGGGAGATGATGGTGAGCCGACAGGAATTAAACTTCCATATGTTGTAACTATTTCTCAAGCCGGAAATAAAGTTTTATCTATTAGAAGAAATTACAATCCACAAGATCCATTAAAAAGAAAAATAAACTACTTTGTACAATTTAAATTTTTACCAGGAACTGGTTTTTATGGTTTTGGTTTAATTCATATGATTGGTGGTTTAACTAGAACTGCTACAGCAGCGTTAAGACAACTGTTAGATGCAGGAACTTTAGCAAACTTACCCGCAGGATTTAAATCACGTGGTATTAGAGTTAGAGATGATGCACAACCATTACAACCTGGTGAGTTTAGAGATGTAGATGCTCCTGGTGGAAACATCAAAGATCAATTTATGACTTTACCTTTTAAAGGACCAGACCAAACATTATTAGCATTAATGGGAACAGTTGTTCAAGCAGGTCAAAGATTCGCGGCCATCGCTGACATGCAAGTTGGAGATATGAATCAACAGGCTGCAGTTGGAACTACAGTTGCATTATTAGAGCGTGGCTCACGTGTAATGTCTGCAATTCATAAAAGAATGTATGTAGGTTTAAAACAAGAATTTAAATTATTAGCAGAAGTATTTAAAACTTATCTTCCACCAAATTATCCTTATGATGTACCTGGTGCAACAAGAGAGATTAAGTCACAAGACTTTGATGATAGAATAGATATATTACCTGTAGCAGATCCAAACATCTTCTCACAGACGCAAAGAATATCTATAGCTCAAAGTCAATTACAACTAGCGCAGTCAAATCCTCGTATACATAATTTATATCAAGCATATAGATCTATGTATGATGCGCTGGGTGTGAAAAATGTAAATGCAATACTACCTCCGCCTGCTCCACCACAACCAATGGACCCATCATTAGAAAATTTAATGGCAATTAATGGAAAACCTTTTCAAGCTTTTCCGGGACAAGACCATAAAGCTCACATTGATGCGCATTTAGCGTTTATGTCTATTTCTATGGTGCAAAATAATCCTGCAGCAATGATGGCATTACAAAAAAATATACTTGAACACATTAGTTTGATGGCGCAAGAACAAGTTCAATTAGAATTTGTAGAAGAAATGCAAGAAATGCAAATGATACAACAACAATTACAACCATTAATGCAAAATCCACAAGCAATGCAACAAAATCCACAAGCAATGCAGATGACTCAACGTGTTCAACAGATAGCACAAGACATTGAGTCTAGAAAATCTAAATTAATTGCAGAAATGATGTTAGATTACGCTAAAGAAGAGGACAAAATTAGTTCTGAAGTAGGTGGTGATCCATTATTAAAATTAAAAGCACGTGAATTAGACATAAAAGCTAAAAATGATCAAGAACAAGCTATGAATAGAGACGCTAGACTTGATTTAGACACTATGAGAGCGATGATGAACGACCAACAACACGATGAAAAGCTAGAGCAGAACGAAGAACTAGCTGGACTGCGTGCCGGAGTCTCATTAGCTAAACAACAAATGTCTGATGCAAGTAAGGTTCATGATTTCGGTAGAAATTTCGAAAAAAAATAGATATAAATCAAATTAAGGAGAAAACTATGATTAAAAAAGCAAAAGATCCAAAAGCTGTACCAGAATTAGGAGTTGGTAAAGATGGATACAAAACAGGTGGCGTAGAAATTAAAGCTACTGATCCTATGGAGTCACAGGTTGTAGATGTTAAAGGCACTCGAAGAATGAGAGCTGAAAAAAAACCTGTAAAAGCTACTTGGTACTAATAAATGGCCTGGTTTAGTTTAGCAAAAGTTGCTTTACAAGCTGGAACGCACATTTTTAAAAAACGTCAAGAGACTAAAATGAAAATGGCGGACGCACAGCATATGCATGCGTCTCGTATGGCTGCCGGAGAGGAAGCATACCAAGGTAAACTTTTAGAATCAAGAAATTCAGACTGGAAGGACGAGGCAGTTTTGATAATTCTCTCGGCGCCCATAGCAATTTTGGCCTGGGCAGTCGTATCGGATGATCCGGGAGCAATGGACAAAGTAAATGTTTTCTTTGAACATTTCGCGGCACTGCCGTCATGGTTTACAAATTTGTGGATCCTTGTCGTGGCGAGCATTTATGGTATAAAGGGAACACAAATATTTAGAAACAACGGAGGAAAAAAATAATGGCAAATCCTAGATTTAATAAACAAGTTGCTCAACCAAGAGCGGCGCATAAAGTAGGTGGAAGAGTAAAAAAAATGGGTGGCGGAATGTCTACAAGAAGAACAGATATG